CTACGCGCTTTGTTCCTCGATGCCCAATTCATCCAGGCGCAGCATCAGCGCCTCGCGCGCCTGCCGGTTGCGCAGCGCTTCAACCTCGCGGCTGTTTTCACCATGCTGCAAAATGGTCTGCGACAGCGCCGCCTGTTTTTCATAGTCGGCAGTCGCCAACTTGATCTCGGCCCTGCCGCTGGCGTTTTCATCTTGGGCCTGCAGCTTGGTCAAATGGTCCAGGAGGGTCTGAACCTGAGAGATAAAAGCATCCTCTTCTTTCGAGATGCCACCGTGCAGCCCAGCGGCCTCCTGGACCCGTTTGTGCAGAACCTCCAACGCCTTGATCTGGCTTTCCAGCGATTGTGCATCGGCGGCCCATCGCATGGCGCTTTCGATTCCCCTCGCCGTCTTGTTTTCAGCCCGGCTCAGCCCGAACCGATCCCGGATTGTCCCCAGAGCAGAAGAGGCAAGGTCAGCTTCTTCGCCAAACCGAACACCCTGACTGGATGCCAATGACTTCAGGCTGTCAGTTGCCGATCGGGCCGCAGCTCGGCGATCCAAGGCGGCAATATCGGTCAACAGGTCCTTGGCAATCTTTGAGGCCGAACCGAACTCGGCCGTCAGATCGGCCGCAGACATCCGCGCGCGATCGCTGCTTTTCGCATAGGCGTCAACCGTGCTTTCCAGCTCGCCCATCACCTCCTGCAGGCTTTTTGCCTTTGGCGTGATCGAGCCAAAGGCCTGAACACCTGCGGCACCCAGCCCGATGATACCAATCGTCGCCAGGCTCATCGGATTGAGCATGGATTTCACGCCGGCAGCCATCGCGGAAAACGCCGCCTGACCACCGCCAAGCTGAGCCGTCATCTGGTTCATCTGCGTGCCCTGTTGCAGCGCCAGAACCATCGGATTTTGCCCCATCAAAGCCATCATGCCGATGTCATTGAACTGCGCCAGGTAATAGGCATTTGCCGCCCCGGCACCCCGCGCAAGCCGGGCATTCTCGGCCAGTTGGTCGTTCATCGGCGCAATGATCTGCGCGGCACTGGCCCGTGCCTGAGCCGCTTCGCGTTCGGTAATTGCACCCAGCTCCTGCGCCTCGGCAATGCGGCGCAGCTGGGTCTCATACTGCTGCGAGGCCGCAAAGATCGGATTGAACTGCGCGCGCACCTGGTTGAGCTGGTTCTGCCAGGCCTCGTTCTCGCGGCTGACTTTCATCAGAGCATCAACCTGTGCCGACAGGCTGGTTGTGAACCTGTCAGAGCTGGTCCCGGCCTGCCCCCAGGCCGCCGCAATCCCCCGCGCGGACCCGGTCAGGCTGGCCAGCTCCGCCTCCGCAGCGGCGCTGGCTCTCGTTGCCTGGGACAGATCACGGGTGACTGTAGACGCAAACCCCGAAAATCCGCTGGTACCGCCTTGGACTGTCAGACGGCTTGCGTCTTCTGCCTTTTTATGCAGGCCAAGGATGGCCCCCTGGACCTTCGCGATCTCGGCAATCGACTGGCTGGCATCAGCCCGAAAGCTCAGCAGGACATCAATCGGTGCGGTCACGATTGCGCCTCCCCAAAGACCACCAGAGCCTCCGATTCCATGATCTGAATGTCCGCGAAAGCGGCCTCGTCTGCGCCGCTGCGCCTCAGAACGACATCAACGCCCTGATAGTCCAACCCCAACCAGATCAGCCCAGCCATGCCCGCAGCGACCCGCCATTGGGTCTCGCAGGCCAGAAAGGCACAGACGCTTTTCCAGTTTGATGGCAACACTTCGAACCCTCCTGCATCCTTGTCAGAACATGTCTCCTGCGCGGGCACCTCTGCCCCCATCGCGCGAAACTGTCGGGTGATTTCGTCGTCAATCCTGACAGGTTCGCGATCGTCAGAGCGGCCAAGCCGGGCCATTGCCCAGGCTCTGGCCGCCTCCTTCAGTTTCCCAGGTGAGCGCCGCCCGCCATGCTTTCGTGATAGGCGGTCCAAACCGCCACGCGCGCCCAGGGCTGACGCAGCATCTGATCGACCTTGGCGGCGTTGAAGGGCACCGGGGTTTTGTCGGTGTCCACGATCTCGTCCCAATCCTTGATGACGGCCGCCAGGGACATCCGGTCTTCCTTCAACTGCTCTTCGACATCCAGAATGGCCAGGACACGGGCGCGCTCTGCGGCTTCCGCGTCCTGGTCACGCGGCTCGAACAGTACCTTGAAGGTCCGTTCAGCGAACTGGCCGGGATTGTCCGTGTCTGGCATGTTGACAACAACAGGCCACCAGTAGCGCGGGGTATCGGCAAGGATGAATTTCGTCATGAGGGTCTTCTCCATATTCCGTTTGTGCGATGGCTGGGGCCGCAGACGGCGGCCCTCGGGTACTTCTCCTGACCATCCACGCCCGCCATCCCGGCGCGATGGTTTGAAATGTTGCGCCCCCTCACAGTGCGCTCATCAATCCCCACGGAATGGCGTCAGTGCACCGTGATTGTCAGCTCGTCACGCCCGTTCTCGGGGCACAGCCCCAAAGGCAGCGAATAATTGACGATGTTGTTTTCCTGCCCTTGCGAGGGAGCGCCGATTTCCACAGCAGGTGCCGCGATCTCCACGATGTTGCCGGCAGCGGTGCCATGCTGGATGCTCAAAGCACCACGACTGCGCGCGCGGGCGATGCCAAACCAATCCACAGTCGCGACCGATTTGGCATCCACCACGGCGGTGCCGGTCGATTTGCGATCGGTGACACGCACCGCTTCCTCGCCGATCAGAAAGCGCGGCGTCAGCACATTGCCCAGGTCCAGCGAAAGGCTTTGCGCAACCGCTGCCCAGCCATGCAGGGTCAGGGAGATATTGGCCTTATTGACCGCCACCGGCGTCACCCAGCCCGCATCGGTCACAGTAGGCAGAACCGCGTCGGTTACCGTGCCAAGCAAGCCGGTCAGGCTGAAGCGGAACTTGGGAATGCGCTTGGCAGTAAAGCCCGGCTGAACATTGGCCTGCGCACCTACAAAAATGTGCTGCACACCATCGCTGTTGAAATAGATCGTGCCGCTTTCAACATCGTCCTCGACAATCGAATAGGTGACATCGGTGTTGGCGGTCACGGTTTCCGCCAGGCCGCAAACCCGCAGCAACGATCCATATTTGGGAATGTCGCCAGCCGCTCCGGCCCCGGCGATCTCTACATCGAACTCGATGCGGCCATGTTCGCCGGTCAGGATTGCGCCCTGGTTGCCCAGGTAGGGCAGCAGCAGGTCGCGGGCTTCTTCATCCGCCTGCATCGGAGTGAAGGTGATATTGGACGCGACGATCGCGTCGGCGGCGGCCGGGTTCACATCCGTGCCATACACAGCTTCGATCTTGTGCAGGAATGCCAGCTTGTTCCAACGACGAATGCTCATGCTTTGTCTCCCTTGGTGGTCGCTGCTTCAGAGGCGGCAGTTTCGGTCGTTTCCGTTCCGCCAACGGCAGGGCCGGTCGGCGACGGAGGGTCTGCAGGGCGGGTTGGTTTCTGCTGGACGCTCAGGTGTCCCTTTTTCGGATCACGTTTGTGGCGTCCGCCTGTCTTGGGCATTTGGTGCATGTTACTCTCCTGTCAGGAAGCGGGCGGCGGCCCAGGTTTGAACGTAGATGCTGACACCGCGCGATATCGGGCTGGTCTCGCCCCCGATCAGTTCGCAGGGTTCATCAAATCCGGGGATCTCAAATCCAAGCAAAGCGGCTTCGATATCCCCCTTCAGGCTGTCTGTTCGGGTCGCGCGCTCAGCCCCCAGACGGCCCGAGAAATCGCGCTGCACGATACCCGTGGTGAACCGCTGCTCAACGCGCTGCAAAACACCACCCGTCGCCCGACTGTTGGGCGCAGCCCGTTCCCCCCAGGGCATGATAATAACGGTGGCGTCCTCGACGGTGCCCGCCATTTCCCGAAGGACGTCGATGTCCTCGGCGATCTCGACTCCTGACCAGATCTCGCTTGGCAAACTGCCCGACAGATGGTTGAAGATCTCGGTCAGCATCACTTCCACCCCCGCAGTTTCTGAGCTGTGAAAACCTGTTCTGGATGTGCCGCCAGGGTCGTACCGCCTGTCACGGCCGGGGCGGTCTCACCTTCAGCAACCGGCAGGGCGATCCGTTTTGCCGCGACATCTTTCAGTGCAGAAATCGCATCCTTGTAGTCGGCCTCAACATGCTCGGGGGCACCGTTGCGGTGCAGAACATAGCGGGCGATCGAAACCGCCCATGTCCGCACCAAGGCGGGGGCCGGATCAAGCGGGACCTGGTAACGGGTGCCGACATAGCCATTGATCTGGTTTCCGGCATCTTCCAGAGCCGCAGCAATGACATCGGCATCGGCAATACCGTCCCGGTCGTGATCTGCGATCTGGCGCAGCTCGTTTTCACCGGCGCGCTCGATCAGGTCCTGGAGAAAGGCATAGGGCATTACTGCGCCCCATCTTCGGGCAGACCAGCTTGGGGTTTTGAAGTGGGCATGAGGGAGTTCCGAATATTGGAGTGAGGGGCCTGGGCGACACGGGGGGCCGCCCAGCGGTGGGCCTCAGCCCTTGGTGGCGCTGTCGCTCTGTTTGCCGTCAGTGGTTTTGGCGGCGGTTTTCGACGATGATTTGGCCGTGGGTTTCGCTGCGGCCTTTTCCTCGGCCGGACCAGGAAGCTCTGCCTTCATCGCCTCAATCGCCCGGTCCGCTTTCGCGATCTCACCAGCCAGTTTGGTTTTGTCCGCTTCAGCTTCAGTCAGCTGAGCCGTCAAGTTGTTGACCTGCTCGGTCAGGCGCGCATTTTCCTTGCTCAGCGCATAGAATTCTTCGCCCAGCTCCTCATACGCCTGTTGCAGACCGGCCAGTTCGGCCTCTTTGCTGGGCGCGACCTCAGTCTCTGGATCACCCAGCTTTTCCAGCGCGCTCGGCGCGACGGCTTTGGCCTTCACCAATAGGCGCAGGTCATTTTCCGCAACCTGCACGGGGTCTCCGACGCCCTTGTGCTTGCCATTGATCTTGGCCGGGCCAATGAGGGTCACGTCATAAAGGGTATCCAAAGGTCTCTCCTCGTTGAGAAAGGGAAAGCGGACCTGGGCCGCTTTCCGCGTGATCAGATCAGCGGTTAGCTGGCATCGCCTGCGTTCTGGATCAGGAACCCGCCTTCGGCACCCGTCAGATAGGGACGGCGCTCGGTCTTGGTCGGGTAGATCCAGCTGTCATTGCTGTTCTCGAAATACGGCTTGGTCACCTGCGGATAGCCATTCAGCTCGTAGGTGTAGCCATAGGACGGCACCATGAAGTTCTCGCCCTGCATAGGAACGTAGGCCAGGATCGCGTCATCGCCCCAGACATCGGTTGCCAGCGTGTCGTCGTCGGCGTTCTCGGGCAGATACACCGCCTTGCCCACGATTACGCGCGCCACGTCGAAATAGGCGGCCAGCATCTCGGCCGTGATCGAATCCTTCGAGGTGTACTTGAACTGCTCTTTGACCTTCGGGTGGTTCTTGGCAGCATTGAATGCGCTCGGCCCCAGCTCCAGCGTATTGGCATACCGGCCAATCGAACGGCGGATCATTTCCTGGGCGGCGTCGATATCCGCTTTGGGGTCAGAGGCATCATCGGTCCAGCGATCAGTGCCAGCCAGGGCCGTCTTGTGATTGGCATCATAGTTGGCCGGGTCACGCGCCAATGCCGCGATATCGAACTCCAGGCCCAGATCGACCACATTCAACACCATGTTCACGGCCCCACGACCCAGATCGATGCCCGGAACTTTTGCGGCCTCTTCCTGGTGCTCGATCGGAACCAAACCCTCCAGAGCGTCCTGCACCAGGGAGACAGGGTCGGAAGCATAGCCATACTGAACGCGCTTCTTGTCCGCGCCGGGCGCGCGACGGGTGTTCAACATGCGGAAAGATTCCTTGCCGAACTTGAGGACGCGCATCGAGCGGGTCGGCACGGTGACACGCGGAAACAGCAGGTGGCCGATAAATTCCAGATTGCGATAGCCACGGGCGTGGGTGGACAGGATCGGGTCCACCACGCCGGCGGTACGCTGATTGACGGGTTGGTTCATGTCAGAACTCCTTAGCGGATCAGGATTTGGACCAGCTCGCCGTCAGCGGCGGCGGTCAGGGCTGTGGCAAAGACATTGTCGGGGTCGCCCCCGGCAGCGGAGACGCCGCCATTCGCAGAGACCAGCTGGGCCCCTGCGGCAATGACGCCAACAGCGGTCACGGTCTCCTCGCCGATGGCGGTCAGGCCAATGTCCAGGCCAATCTCGGTGGCGGGAACCTGAGCGATGCCCTTGACCGGCTGATCAGCAGCGGTGATCGGGGCATTGTCGAAACCAACCAGGTCACCGGCGTTGCAGGTGGCCGTCATGGTGGCGGTCAGGGTCAGAACGGAATGATAGGTGCGCAGCATGGAAATCTCCGATCAGCTCACGGCGTCAATGGCGGCCTCGTAAGAGGTGCCGGGGTTCTTGCGCTGATAGGCCAGCGCCTGGTTGTGGATTTTCAGACTGTCGGGATCGACAGGTTTGCCATCGGCGGCAAAAGAGGCCGGCGCACCGCCACCAGCGGGACCATCAGGCAGATCCAGCGCGCCATAGCTGACCACCTCGGGCTGCGCTTCGAAGATTTTACGAACAGCATCACCCAGAGCGACATCATCACCGCCTTCGGAAAAGCTGACAGACTGGTCGGCGGGCATGGCATCCAGAACGGCAACCAGGTCATCCTTGCTGGCCGGAATTAGTTTTCCCGCCTCGATCAGGCTTTCCGCAAACGACACGTTGTCATCATGGGCTGCTTTCTTTTCACGCTCGGCAAGCTTGTCTTCGCGATCCTTCAGTTTGGCCTCGCGATCTGCGAAAGCCGCTTCGGTCGATTTGGTCACGACAGAGTCCTTTTCAGGTTTGGGGGTGGAGGGAGGGGTCGCCTGGGGAACAGGAGCGGTGAAAGTCGGACCATTGCCGTCCTTCGGCTCGATCTCCGTGTCATCCAGCCATTCAATGCGCCAGGACGGCAGAACCTTGTCAGCCACTTCCAGGCTGAACCGCTCGATGAAGAAATCGCGCAACCCACGGAACAGCGAGGCAGCTTCCTCAAAGCCGCGCTCACCAAATTCAAAGGTCACGCCCTCGGCACCGGAGAAAGCCACGTTCTTCAGTCCGCTGACGGCCGGGGCCGCTGCCCCCAGAAAACCGACATGCTTGGGATACCAGGCACCGGGATTGGGATTGGCCGCATGATCGGGGCTAAAAAAGGACATGCTGACCTTCTTGAACCGCCCTGCTTTCACCAGGTCGCTGAACTGAGGCTCGATTTCATGCAGATCTGCGAACAGACGCTCCTGGCTTTCGTCGTATTCCAGCCCCTCGATCCAGCCGTATGCCGGCGTATCGTTGCTGGGATGCCCCACCACGATCGGGGCCGGGGCCGTTTCCGGATCATAAGCATCCGCCACGGCCTTCAGGTCGGCCGCCGAAAAGGTGATCTCTGCACCGACCATGGGCGAGAACGTACCAGGGCGAAAAACTTCGATCCGCGCTTTCTGAGGGGTGTTGGTCATGAGGTCCGTCCGATTGTTGACGAACCAGATTTGGCACAAGCGCCAAACAAAATCCGCCGGACAGGCGTCCGGCGGTCTCATGGGGTCTGGAATGCCCCAAGACTGGGGAAGCGGCCTTGATATCGCAAGCGCTAAGTTCAGGTCGCGACGAATTTGCCCCGTCCGTCGATTCTAACAGGGGGCTAACAGGCCTTCAGCGCTTTTTGCGGATCACTGGGCACGAAACCCCGCTAAGGCGCTCCTGCGGCAATTTCTGACGGGTTTGGGTTTTCAAAGACTGAGCCAGTCACGAGCATCTTCCAAAATACCCTGTTCATCGCCCTCGGTCAGACCAACAAAGGGCCGTGCCGGGATGCGAATGACATGCGCGGGGATCGTGACTTTGGTCACATGTGCCGCTTCCGATTTCCTGACGAAACGTCGCCCAGGCTGACCGGCTCCGTTGTCAGCGCGGTAGATCTCGCCCTGCCGCTCGGGAATGCGGATCCGGGCGACAACTGGATGCTGCATGTGGCGATTGAACAATTGCAGCCCGGCGATGTGCTGGTGCTGGCGCCGACCTCGCCCTGCGACAATGGCTATTTCGGGGATCTGCTGGCGACCAGCGCAATGGCGCGGGGCTGTCGCGGGCTGATCATTGATGCGGGCGTGCGCGATGTGGCTGATTTGCAGGATATGGGCTTTCCGGTCTGGTCAAGGGCGATCAGCGCGCAAGGGACGGTGAAGGAAACGCTGGGCTCGGTGAATGTGCCGGTGGTTTGCGCCGGACAGGCGATCGAGGCAGGCGACGTGATCTGCGCCGATGACGATGGCATCTGCGTCGTCAGACGCGATCAGGCTGACACCGTACTGGCCGCNGCCCAAACCCGTCTGGATGCCGAAGAGACCAAGCGCCAGCGCCTGGCTGAAGGGGAACTGGGGCTGGACATCTACCAGATGCGCGACCGGCTGGCCGCCAAGGGGCTAAAATACATCTGA